CACTAATTGCAACGCTTCCTGCGTTTTGAACGGCGATATCACCAAGCCCTAAAGAAGAGCGCACTGCTGCTGCATCAGCTCCAGAAGCAATGGTGCGTCCAAATGATGAAAGCGTGGTGGAAGCTAATACTCCCGATGCAGAAGAATAAATGATTTCATCGGCTGCTGTATAACGCTCTGCCACTCCAGAAAGAACAGAGCTATATGCCTGCACGTCCGTGCCAATGGCAAGTCCAAGATTGGTGCGAGCATCTTCTGCAGTAGACGCGCCAGTGCCTCCATCGTCCACGGCAAGATCAGTGATGCCGCTGATCGTTCCTCCACTAATCGTTACATCGCCAGAGATGAAGGTGACACCGCTGATGGTGCCCCCAGAAACTACGATGCTTCCCGCGTCTTGACTGCTGAGTGTCCCAAGTGTGGGAAGTCCAGTCAGGCTTGCATAGGTGCCGCTAGTCGCCACTGGGGCAAGCCCAGTAACACTGCTTGCTGTAATGGCAATGGTGATGCCAGTGGCGGCTGTGATGATGCCCTTGCTATTAACTGCAAATTGAGCAACAGTAGCCGCGTCGCCATAAGTACCAGATGCTACTCCAGTGTCACTCAGTACATTATTAGAAAGCTTTGTGGCAGAAGATTGATCAAGCTTGCTTAAATCAATAAAGCTTGACGGGGATCCGCTAATGCCATAATTCAAAATATTGGCTACTGTAATCTTCTTGGTTTCAGCAGCGCTAATATCAACAATGGGCAGTTCATCTGCCTGAGAAAGATCAACAGACAGAGCATTGAGTTCAGAAATGCGAACAGCCATTGTTAATCGTCCTCTTGCAGTACGCCCAGTTCTTCAAGCGTAGATTCATTGCCAATGCTAACATCACCTTCAGTGGTTAAGTCGACAGGGCTATCACCAGACCGTAATTTAAATTCTCCAGCAGTAATGAAATCAAAGCTACATTCTGCAATTTGATCAGCTCTCATTGTGAACGCTGATCTAGACAAAATACCTTGCAGCTCATAATATACGCCTTCAAAAGTAGAATAGCCAGGTGGCTGAGGAGGACCTGGCTCTAAAATATAAAATTTCCCCTCAAATCGACTTCCTACTTCCACTTTTTGGATGAGTTCAGCAAGGGCAAGAGGAATTTCCTCGTTGTCCATATTTTTAAAACTGAACAAACAATCAACGCTGCCATTGCCCGTGATGGCACTGGCAGAAAATCCTCTAAACTTTTCTCCCAATGCAGTGGTATCAATTGATTCACGATCAGTGGAAATCGTAAATCCTTGCACCTCACCAAGAGTGTTATAAGAGCCAGGAAGAAGATCAATAGTAACGGGCCAAGGGGCTTCGCCTTCTGTCTTGTTTAATGGCACTGCCAAATATCTTGCATCAGGATTGGCAATGGCATCGCTAAAATTCCTGTACATGCGGATGGCGCCCATTGCATCCACATTGGCAAAAAACTCTAGCGGACCAACGCTTGCACCAGGATCATCAATGTAAGTGGTATTGGCGGCATTTGTATAAAACCTAAAAGGAAGCCCTCTTGAGCTGGTGCCATTAATCCTAATGCGATCACCAGTGGTTATTGTGCCAAAATCAAGATCAAGCCCTTGTGGCGTGCTAAGAGTGAATCTTTTTCGCGTGTAAACAATATCTGCTGGGTTGATTTGCAGATTAAATTGATGAGCGCCACCGACACGCTTGAATTCAATGCTGCCATAATGACCAGCAAAAACTGTCATTTTATTGCCTCAAAATCAAAGCCTACTAACATTAGGCTTCCATGGCACATCAAGGAACGCTCCGTCAATGGTAAAGCTGGTGTCAATAGTTACCACTTCTCCGTAGCTCACGCCAACGCTTGCACTAGTAATATAGGCATTAAATATAAAATTAGTTTTCCACAGTGCGGCACCACCAATGTCTTGAGCAGCTCCAGACGTACTTCCGTCCACTGCAAGATTCATAATCACCTGAGGCGCCGTACCGCGCGGAAACAAAATATCTACAAGTTCAAAAATATCTTTCTGACGATTCTCTCCCCTATTAGTAATATCGTCTTCGTAAAACAATAAAGTGGCACTGCCCTCTCCCGATGTCATGCCTGGTGAAACAGTGCGAACAGTGTCACCAAGAGCAGTCGTTTCAATGGTTTCGCTATTGCTAGTCAAAGACCATGAACGAATTTTCGCAATGCGATATTGGTCGTCAAGAATTTCCCGCTCGCTATCCACCCCGCGAGTCGTAACGGTGCTGAGACCTAGATTCGAGGTGACATCTATGATGTTTTTGTTTTTGTCAAGATAATAAAACCGCACAACATCACCAGCCTCGTAATTTGTGCCGCTGGAGATAACAGTAAATACAACTTGTCTAGATGCCTGAGTGGCATTAATACTACGATCAGCGCGAACTGCCGCCCCACGCCCATCGCCAACAATATTCCTTACGCCGTAGACGCCATTTTTTGTAACAGTTACGCCAACGGGTACGGTAGCAGTATAAGTGCCTTGAATACCTTGGTCTTGACTGCGGGCAATATAAATACGCCCATTATTGCCCGTGTAAATCATGGCGAAGATAGAAGCTTATACGCTCATTCTAATCATAACAATCACTCTTCAACGAATTGACTTGCATCAACAATCCGTTTCGCAATGAGAGAAATGCCACTATTGTCAGTAGGATGCTCTACTGCCTTTACAGTGACAATCCCTTCCTCATCCATTTCTACGTCAATCACCCTTGCTGAACGCTTTGAAAGCTTAGAAGACTTTCTTCCCACTGCAAACAAATAGCCTTCATACTTAGCCAATGAATCAGCAATGCCATTGCGAACAAGCACATTCTGCTTATTGAATGTATTCTGCTTGCCGTTATAAAGGAAAAAGTCATAAAGACTGCCACCAGCTTTCTCTGGAAGCTCTCCACCAATGGGAAGATTAAGTTCTCCTCCAGCCAAAATGCTGCCAGTATGTAAATCGTCCCACGTTTCCTGCCCAATGTCAATATACACATAAGAGCCAGGCGCAATGGAAGCTTCGGAAGGCAAAGTTTGCAGCTCATACGCTTTTCTTGATAAATTGCGCATGAGGCACATAAGCCTTGCCACGTATACTGCCTGGTTTCGCGTGGTAACAAATTGAGACAAGTCGAGAGTTTCACGAATGCACAATGCCTCGTTCGCGCTCTTGAGTCTCAATGTCACGCTTTCATTGCGAGGAAAATATTCATCGCTTTCTGAATCCCTGTAAATGGCCGTGACAATCACATCTTGCGTTGATGCCCCATAATCCACAAACTCTTCCTTATAAGATCCCTCAAGAATATTGCCTTGGTTGAACAATGTAGAAATAGGAAGCGGTCTGTCTGATAAAATTCTTCCATTTCCATCGGCTGGTACAGAAGGCACAAGAGTGGTTTGCCCTCCAATCGTGGCAAGCTCTAACAAGCTAAACGCAGAAGCTTGCGCCCAGAATTCACGCCATGATTGAGGGTCAATAATTGCTCCGTCCATGAAGAGCTTATTGCGCTGACAAAAAGCTTGGGCTTCTGCAAGACGTGGCATGTTGATGGATTCAATGCGAGCATATTGACCAATGCCATTGTCTTTGTCTAAAACAGTATCAATGAAGATTTCTGGTGCATAGCTAGATGATCTAGCCTTTGGCGATGCAACAAAAGCATCCACTTGAGCAGCAGAAACATAACTATTGGCATTGCTAGAAAGCGCTCTTACCTTCTTGCCCTTTTCCACCCATACTGTCACGTCCCGCAAATCTTGAAATCCACGTCCTGCAAAAGCATGCACTGCCAGCGTAGACAAGCCTCGATACAGTGATGCGTTGTAATCGCTCCAATTGTCTTTCAATTGCTCATTCACTGCAGCAATCGTAAGTTCTGGCGCTTGCTCATAAGAATACCTGGTCTGCGTGCGCACGTCGTAATTAAATAATTCCCATTCCATCGACTCCTTAGGCCCTTTATTCAATGGAGGCCATGCACTAAATGGAGTGGTGATAAAGCCATTAAATTCAACGACAATATCATTTACACCAGGAGCATTGCTGCTGTTTAGTTGACGCTTTCTGCTGTTGGCATTAACGTAGGCGTAGCCAACGAAGTTAATTCCTCTACGACCAGCTTCCGCCTCTGGATCCGTCACGGGAGTTAAGCGAATCTTCCACTCAGCCGTACCACCCCCTTGCTTAATAAAGCGGAAATAAGTGAAAATATCTTGCTGAACAGATCCTCTAATGCAAAACACATAAGGAATGGTCTTGTATTGATCATTATCTAATGCATATTCACAAGTGAACATTGCAGTGCGAGGCTGTTGACCATTCTCTCCATTCTTGTAGCCATAGTCGTCTTCGTCAGTGCCATATTTCCTTTGACGACCATTGACCTGCCTGAAGAGCTGAAGCTTGAGCGAAAGCTCAATTGCTTCGCATTTTGTCACTGAAGAATAAGCGGCCTGATCAATTCGGGCCAAGCATTTTGTGCCATTGCGTTCTAGGACACTACTGTACAAGATGGGACTATTCTCTATTAATTGCTCCAATGCGTCTATCTCCTTCTGGAGAGTCAGCGTCTTCTTGCGCAGCGAATTACGCTTTTCTCTTAATTGCTTCTTTTGCTTTTGATCGTAAAAAAAGCTTGCTTCTAGATCTTCCTCAATGTCTGCTATTTGCTGATTTAAAAGGACAATAGTTTGCTCTTTCTCTGAAATCTGCTCCTGATACTTCACCCTGTCTTGCCCTTCATCCTTGCCATTCCACGCCTCGTTGTAACCAATGCTTGGCATCGGCCCTGACGTTTCACAAACTAACGTGGCCTTAAGAGAACTAAATTCAATTTCCCCGCGCCTATCGTCTGTGTAAGCTACTTTCTTTGCCCTAAAAATAGCCCCGCCAAGTTTATACAAAGACCCATCGTCAAATACTGCCGCTGCGTTCCTCAAAATGCTTTCAATGGCTTCGCGACCGTCTGCCCCTTTCAAGCTGTTGCTAGTAGTACTAGCAATGGTGACAACAATTTCTCCATCCTTTGGAAAGTTTGGTCGATTATTTGTCCCCTCCCAATATCCTTGAGTGCCACTAATTGAAATGGGAACAAAATCGCTGGGATCTCGTCCTCCATTGCCTTTTAGTTCAATTGCTTTTGGGCGAATGGGAACAATGCCAGTGATGCTGCAAGTGTTGCTAGTAGTGGGAGCATAAGACTGGCTAAAGCCTTTCTTATTAGCCTTGGCATGAGACAATGCAGCAGTTGTAACATTTGCAGAGTTGCCATACCACGTGGGATCTTCTTTGAAGGCATTGACAGAAATGTCTCCAATGGGAGTGAAATCCTGGTAAGTAGTGGGGCCATTGTCACTAAAGTACAGCCATGCCTTGCTCCTTACCACTTGATCGAAAGGAAGCTGGCCCACTGCAGTGCGCTCAGGCTTGATCTCTTCAACAGTGGACGCCCCAATGGAAAGCATGAGCTGCATGAATTGTGAACCGCCATAGCTCAATACGGCGCTCCACAGAAGCAACGTAGAAAGCCTGACGCCACCATTACGGTTTTGATCCGTATTGGTATAAACAAGCCCCACTGGCTCTCCATAGCGAGATACTTCTTGAACACCATTGAAGCCAAAGCGCGGCACTGCACGCTGCTCTCTAGTGTTCCGTCCCTGTCCTCTCGGCTGTTCTGGCTGTGGAGCAAGCAATGCTGCTGCCACTTGCAAGATAGTGCCGATAATCGTAAGCACTAAAGCAGCAGTTCCAGGATCGTTCCTAATGTCAAAAACAGTGCCTTGCTTGGCGTCAATATATTCTTGCTTTGCGCAAACAAAATCCAGATATTCTTGCTTCGTTACACCGAGCGCTTCAATTAAACCATGTTCATAAGGAAGCAGCGGGCGATCATTAGAGCTATTCCCCGCCATCCTTCTTGCCCCAATAAAGACGTATTCTAGGCAAATTATACAACTTCGCCCTTACAACTTTCTCCCCTGCTGAAATGAAAAGAAAACCATCATCATCAATAACTGTGCCCAAGGCCAGTCCTCCAGTGTTGCCGCATAAATAGCCCATCGCTCCAATGCGAGCATCGCACTGATCTGCATTTTCTTTCATCCATCTTGCAATCATTGCACCAGGAAATTTCTCTTCTTCCCATTTCTCGTATATCCATTTGAAATCTTGCGAATAGTCATAAAGACCAAGCCTTCTTCTTGCTTCGCTCATTAGCTGTAAACAATCAGTGGCCCCTTCATTGGGCTTCTTCCCCCATTGATACGGAAGACCAATTAAATCATTGAAACAAACAAAGCTCATCGCAGTGAAATTTCTGCACTTGTCGGCAATGGTCCAACCAAGCTGCGGGAGAATGTAGCACGAGGAAACTGTCCTCCCACGCTATCCATTGAGCTTCTAAATCGCAGTTCAATGGTAGTATCAGAAAAGGCAGAGCCAATGCCAATATA